CTATTAACTCCGCCGGTGGTTTCGACATATCCATCTAGTGTATAGCCTGCAGCCATGTATAAACCAACATCTGCTTCTACTGTATTTATATAACCATCAGCCACGTAATCTGCTAAAACGTATAATCCTGGAGTAAACGCACCGTCCACATAGCCTGGATTGTCTTCAATATAATCAAACGCTGCGAACTCAAACAGCTCTCTTTCAGCATCTGTAAGTGAATCTGCAAAGACGTAACACTGCGCTTCTAACTGTGCTTTAATTACCGGATCTGTTTCAGCTGCGATTTGTGCTAATAATGATGCATAGTCTGGATTAGCCATCTTAACCGCCAGCTTTTACTAATGGTCGACCAGTAGCAGCCGCGTTTGGAACAAAAGTGCCATGTCCGCCAGTTGCATCAAATTGCCGATGCACGGGTTTACCACCTACTGTTACCAATGTAGAACAACCAACTACAGGATCTCCACACGCGGTGAAGTCTCCTAAAGTAATCATAGGTGCACCCATAGCCGTGACTAAAAATTGCGTAGCAACATATGGAGTTTTATGAAACGGATTTGGTGTTGGACTAGCGTGACCAAAATGTGTATCTACATTGGTACATACTGGGGCAAACGGCATTTTTCTTTCCTTTTAAAGTGAAAAAGCCCCGAAGGGCTTTCTCTTTATATTATTAAATATAAATTATCAAGCCGCGAGTTCCAAGAACCGCTCTTTTGCTAATATATATTCTTTTACGAGTCCTGACCGTACAATGTCTTGTGGAGTAAACTTAATAGTTTCGAAAGAATTGACTCTCCCAATTACTTTTAAGAATTCTTTAAGACCAGAAATATCTGCTCTATTTCGTGACATTGAAAGATCATTTTGCATTGTATCTCCGCAGAAAATAATCTTCGAAGATTCACCTACTCGTGTAATAATAGTGTCTAATTCATGATACGTCATAGATTGGCATTCGTCTACAATAATAATCGCATTATCGAAAGTCAATCCTCGGACAAATGAGGATGTCATAAATTCTACCATACCCTTTTGCTGCAAAATCTTATACGCGTCTTTGCGACCAAATAGATCGCCAACGATATCGGAATAAGGAACACTGTACAGCGCTTCTTTTTCTGCTTTGCTTCCTGGCATGAATCCTTGCTCGCGAGTCTGAACTGCAGACCGAATCACGATAATTTTTTCATATCCTCCTTTTTTTAGTACGTCTTGTAATGCAAGATACATAGCACACATTGTCTTGCCTGTGCCTGCTGTCCCGATGGCCGCGATATTATATCCTTCTTTATAAGATTCAAACATATCAGATTGAGTACTAGTCATTGGTCGTATCTCTCGCATTCCAAAATTACTATTTAGAATGGTGACCATATGATCTTGATCTCGTTCTTGTCTTTGCTTTTCTCTGCGAGATAACCTACGCTGTTTAGCTGCCATTGATAACTCTCCTTTGTAAACTCACCAAGTGTTGATGGTATTTTTAGCGCCGTCCTTTTGTCTTGAACCAGGATGGTGCTCCTTTACGTTTCTGAGGACATCACGAAAGCCTTCGTCAGGTTTAATCCGACCAAGACGGTGCGCATCACCAATCGATGGTGCGCTTACAATTAGTTGTTTAAGATGGGGGTTTTTGAGCTTGTAATCGTCGAGCTCTGATATACGCATCGATATATCAAAGCGATTAGCGGTGGTGTCAGTTATAGTTGTATCTAGAAATGTATAATTCGGCATACATTCTCCTGTTAAATAATATAAAAAAAGCTGACCCATAATACAAGATCAGCTTTAACATTGTTAAAATATGTTAGGCTTGCATTATGATTATATTTATAATCAAGAAGCCATCGTGAAGCCTTAAATTCCGACAATTATTTCATATATTTCTTTCCAGTTTTTAGCCCGTGGAATGCCAATTTTAGCAATTTCATCAGTATCGTTGAACTCGTGAGCAACAACGATAGACTCTAAACCAAGGTCACAACCAAGGATAGCGTTTTCGGGTTTATCTTCGATCCAAAAACAACCTGATCCAACGTATTGGTCTAAAGCGTCGTCTTTATCAGCACCAGTGTCTAGATATACGAAGCTTTCAAAAACACTTGGACCAAACATTTCAATCAAGTTTTTAGTCCGCAAATGTTGAGCGTAGTAGTCGTTACTCAGAGAACTAATAACACGGAAAACATAACCATGATCTTCGTGAAGTTTTTTAACATACTTGATTGCATCACGCAAAGGAGGCAATTTGCGAATCCAAGCAGACTCGTTAAACATCCGAACTAGACGTTCTTTTTCAATGTAAGACAACTTGTATCGCTTACCAATGTCATATTCGTTTTCGCTACCTTTAGCAACTTTGTATCCATGTTTATCCATCCACTGTGTGAAGGCAAACAACCAATCTAGCAATACACCATCAACATCTGTAAGGATAACTTTTTCACTTAAATTCATTATATTCTCTTTCATTCATATTATATTCTTATTATAACAAAAAAGGGAGCTGATGTCAACCCCCTTTTTTAATTATTTTTACTTAAACCGCTGGATAGCACCTTCTGCAGTACATTTAAAGTTCTTACCAGTAGTACCACAAACGTATTGGTAAGGATACTTGTGCGAACGAGAGTTGTAACCAGTAAGAGTATCGCCTTTAGCATTTTTAAAGTTTGTAATTCCTGCAGACCTAGCAACCATTTCTAGCATACGGTCTGTTCTAGTAACAACACCTTTAACTTTAGCGGTTACCTTGATAGAAACTTCTGCACTTGAGAAGCTCATGTTACCAACTTCAATTTCTAGATTAGCTTTAACGGCGTACTTGTTCATTACTTCTTGCATTTCAGCGCGAAGAGCTTTAAGAGTAACTTTGTCAAATTGTGCGAACTTAGTCATGATGTAATCCTTTTGGTTTGGTTTATATGTATATTATAAGCTAGTTTGAAACCAATGTCAACAGTTATTTTCATTTAATTTCAAGTTTTTTACTAGCTTGTTTCCTCATTTCTTATATACATTATACTACAAACCAACGGGGATGTCAACAGTTATTTTCATTTAATATGAAGTTTTTTACTCTTTTTTACGCTTTATATTCATGTCTTCGTCATACCAACGGTCAGAAAACTTATGTTTCCTTTCGTCAGCTCTTTGCCGCTTCTTTTTCTCTTTACCTTTAGATCGGCTATCGTTAGAGCCCCACTCGTCTTCATCCCAAGATTCACGAAACTTTTTGATGCGGTTATTACTCATTTTAGTACCCTTGTTACTCTACGATTAAATCAGGAAATGCTTCTACAATAGTCTGTTTTGTCAGCCCTTTGAACGGCTTCTTAGTAATCATTCGGCAGAGTGTTTCTGCGTCATCATTATCGACATCTTCTAGAAGGCTAATAAACAATGCTTCTCGCTTGATTTGATTCAAAGTGTCGTACCCGCCACCTTTAATAAAGATTTTAAGCCGGCGTGCTTCAGAATACAAGAGCGCCTTTGCTTCATCTTCATACTGATTCTTCTCCCAAGGTGGGGGAACGTTTGGAATCAAAAATTCAATACTGTTATCATATGTATATTTTAACACAACTCTAAGTGGTTGGTTGTCGTTGATTCTAAGGAAATCAACCTTTTCTGCAATAGTCTTCTTAGAGGCGGCTCCAGTGATGATTTCTGTAATGGAGATTCTTACTGCCATGTTTAAAAGTCCTGTATATCTGTAATTAGGTGCTTGAGTTTTTTCTTAACAAAGTAGTTAAAAAGCTGTTCGCGACCGACTGATTTTTCTTCATTATATTTTTCTTTAATCTGATCTTGGTACTTCTGTGGAATCTGTGTAAGATCAATCATCATTTTGTTGCGGAAATACCTACGAAGGGTTTCTTCGTCCATACCCTCGGTACCTTCCTTATAGAAGGCTAAGCGCTTTTGAGTCATTGCTTTTTGACGCTCACCTACAGCTAAACAATTATCTGGTGACAGAATATTTGGTACACCGTCACCTGTATCACCTTTGATAATATGCTCTTGGAGATATTGCTCAGGACGATCATCACGAAGCCAGCGCTTACGAATAGGATCATACTGATCTACGTTTGCGTACTTTTGCAACTGGATGAAGTCTTTATCGGCAGAAAGAATAAGGAATTTTTCTGAGCCAATATTCAATTCAGATCCATTTTCATGAATGACTGTGCCGATAATGTCGTCAGCCTCACAATGATCCATGTGAATTACTTTATAAGGAAAGAATTCAGCAAGTTCTTCGCGAACATTAGACATGATTTGAAATAGCGCATTCCAATCCATACCAGACTTATCGCGGCCGGCTTTGCGATTGGCTTTATAGTAAGGATAAGCTTCTTTGCGCCAGGTATTTTTACCGTCTGCACAAATAACAATCTCGCCATATTCTTCTGAGAATTTTCTGCGATTTGAACGAATAGAATTAAGGAACATATGACGAATGATATTTTCGTCAGCTGCTACATCAGTGTGATTACCTATGCTTGCGAATAGTGAAGCTAAGATAACTTGGTTGTAATCTACTAAGATTGCCATAATTTATTTCCATTATTATTTAATCTACATGGTACCATTATACACCATGTAGATTAAAATGTCAACTCTTTTATTCGGCTGCAGTTTGTCTAAGGACTCTAGTCCACAGACTCGAGAAGGTAGTAATATCGTTAGGAACAAGACCAAAACGGTCTGATCGTGTAAATCTGTTGATAAACAGAGGATCGTTCTTTTGTTGCTCTAACACGCTTTTACCAATAGCATACGCGAGATTTGCATGCTTAACTGTATCTTCGTTGTAATCATACATGATTGTAGAATTTGCTGCAGTTTCAGGCAAAGCACCATAGTTTGGATGAATACAAATCAAACCACTTCTAATAGCTTCGATTAGAGCAATACACGAAGTTTCTTTCCAAATGTTTGGATACAAGAAAATGTGTGCTTTATCTAACGCTGCAAGAACTTCTTCATTAGGAACAGATCCGTGGTAAGTCATCTTAGGATGCTCGTGGATCTGTTTAAACAACTCGTTGTACGGCTCATCTCGTTCAGCCCAACCGTAGATAGCAAATGATGAATACACGTCAAGATGAATATTTGGATATTCTTTAGATAGTGCATCGAACACTGGTGCTAACAATTCTAGACCACGGTGTGGAGTAGTATGGTAGATGAACCGAATGGTTTCAGTATTCTTTTCTTCTGCTTCGTAGCGCTTTTCAATAGCGTTTGGAATAACAGTACACTTAGAATACGGAATTTTAAAGTGAGCAATGTACTGATCACGTTGCCAAGCTGATACGAAAACAAGCTTATGAAAGATTTGCCATCCGCCGTCTAGCAACACTTTGTTCTCTGGATCTTCAGCCAGATCGTGGCAGTACATGATATTCTTTACATCACTTGGGATTTCCCTTGGGCGGGAAAAGTGGATTGCAAAACCTTCTAACAATTCTTTGTCAACGGTGTCGAGCAGACGCTTGCGCATCATCTCTGTGCCGCCTTTAGAATTCAAAGAAATATCAGTTTCTACAACCTCACCTTTATAAATCATACTCATTTGTCTATTACTCCAACTCAAAATCTTTCAATGAATCCCAACGGAATGAGCGCCAGCCAGCAGCTTTAACGTCATATACCGCGAGAACATCTGGATTCGGTTTTTTTGTTTTAGTTTCTGCATCTTCAGTTACTAAAGGTTTTGCAGGAAGAAGATCTTCTTTAAGAGTGCACTTCATTACCCGCTCGTCACCATTTACTTTGGTAAATGTAACATTGCAAACACCTTGCTGCAAAGCGATTTTCATATCGTCTTTAGTCATCATAATATAACTCCTAGTTCGTATTAATATTTATATTGTTTCAAAGATATCTTTTAAAGCTTCTTCGAAGTCTGAAAGGTTTGAGTTGTTATGTACTCTATATGATAATACATCAAATTTGTGCGGAAGTACATACTTATTTTCAATTTCTGTCTTTTTATTTAGTACATATTCTTTAGTGATAACTCCGTCAAAATATCTGCGAGAGTCTGTTGAGAAATCATGCCCTTCACGAGTAAGTTGTACTAAGCAGAAATTCTTATTGCCAACCATTTCAACTACTGGAATAAGCTCGTCTATGAACCCACCATCAGAGATGCAATAATCTTGTGTTGTGTCGATCTCTGAAGCTACCTGTTTACCAAAGTAGTCTAGACCATATCGAGGTTTGATTTTTTTTTCAGAGACATATATCATTGCTTCACGACAAGACATGTTTCCAAGCCAACTTGTAGGAACTTCCTTTAAACTGCGATCTTCATACCGTTCCATAAACCACTCTTTGTCTACGTTGAAGTACTTTATAGTTTCTGTATACAACCGATATTTGAACGACAAGTGTTTAAATCCACGAGCCTTAAAGAAATCTGCTGCTAAATCTTTCCCAGAGCCTGGAGGACCATTAAATAGAATTATCATATATTAAACTGTTCCAAATTTATCGTTAACAATCTCTTTCAATTCAGATGAAAAAGCATTTCTCCACTCTTTGTTAGTAATGCCAACCATAATAAACTCGCGATCTGATGAGTTGAGGTAAGGCATTGCTTCATGGATAGAAATAGAACCTGTTTCATACAGAGCCAAATCTTCGGGTTGAACCGAAATACTCCATGTGCGAGTTTTTCCAGTAAGAACACTTTTGCGAGTTACGTTCATCATGTTATTCTCCAAGTTTGGTATTCAATTTATATTAACTATTATAGCTTATATTCGAGCAAATGTCAACAGTTAATTTCACTTTCTTTCATATCAATTTCCATACCTATGAGACTCTTTACATGATTACGATGGATTTTCGCTTGGATAATTCCGTTGTAATAATCGTCCCTAAGAAGAACATCGTTTACAAACTGATACTTAGCTTCTAAATAGCCAAGCTGTCCTTTCGTAGTACACAGATATAAAATTTCACGCTGGAAATTGTCTACCCCTTTCTCTTCTATCATCAATTTTACTGTTTCTGAAGAACCATAATATTTCTTCCAATCAGTTTCTTTAATTACAGTCCTTCTTCTTTTGTTTCCTTTGAGCGGCGGGAGCTTTCGTACTGAAGTAAGCAGTTTTTTACCAACGTATTTCATACCATTAGATTTATCTGTAATCAAATAAACAAACCCAATCCAGTCTTCAATCATCTCAGAGGTGAATTCCTCACCTTTATAAAACCACATACAGTACCCTATCATTGTAATAATAAGGGTATTTATAGGCTGTAGCCTAGTAGCCGCCGCTCTTGAACCAACCTTTGCCTTTCAACTGAAACCCGCCGCCAGCATTAATAATTTTTACTAACTTTTCGGCAAAGCACGATGGGCAATGTTTTAACGGTTCGTCACTCATTTTCTGTAGCTTTTCAAATTGGTGATTGCATTCATCACATCTGTATGCATACGTTGGCATAAGCCTCCTTAATCTTCGCGTTGTTTTTCAAATCCCCAGTCAATTACAACTGGGAACCGTGGGATACCATCTGGTGTTGGTGTAAAATACCGTAGAGTAGCCCACACAGGGGTCTGATTCACCTCAAACATATTTCTCATAGTGTCTTGTGTACCACGTACTCCTGCGCCAAACTGTGTACCCTCAGGCAACTGTAAAATGAACCTTTTAATATGTCCTGCCCAGTTACCTTTACCCTCTTCTACTGCCACTACAGTGAACTCTTCGGTGATGAATTCTTTACGTTTAATGAGTGATTTAGAACGTTTGTTTTGTTCATACTGAGTATTTCTACGGATCATCTGACCTTCATATCCAGCTTCTAAATACTGACCATAAACATTATCCATAGTTTCAATATCATGAACAACACGAGTCTCTACAACTTTAACTGAATCATTATATCCTTGATCGTGAAACCATTGCCAACGATCGTAGAAAAACACAGAGTCACCATATAGATCAATGACTTCTTCAGGCACTTCAATCATATCATAAACATGATACTGAACTAAACCTCTTGCTTCTTCAGTATCGGCAGTTGTTGGTTTAGTTTTACGAACTAGTGATGTGATCTTATTAAAGTCATCTCTGAGATCATGGTTGTATAGTTCACCATCAAGAATTGCTTCAGGATGCATTTGAAAGAAACTAATTAGTTCTCTCATAATATGAGGACATGATACAATCTCTTTTCCAGAACGAGACCATAAACCATCACGTCGTGCAATACAACGAATACCATCTAGCTTTGGCTGAGAAAAGTGTAATTCATTTTCAAAATCATATTTAGCATCCTCGTGCTTAGAAGCAAGCATTGGTTTGATCTTATCGAAAGTGTCGATAGCAGTACGAAGTCTAAAGTAACCACGCTCAGCTTTTTTATTAAATTCGGCCATCATTTCTGCAACGGCTTGATCTTCTAGAGATGTTTCATTAGCTTTTCCGACATTTTTTTGTTGTACAACTTTCCAACCAGATTCGACTTGCTTACCATCTTCAAGACCAGAAATAGCTCTCCAAAAACAACTAGCGCCAGTGACACCAACTTCAGCTCGCCAAACACGAACGTTGCCTTTTGAATCTCGCTTATAGAGGGGGCTTGTACCTGCAATAATATCTACAATCATAATCTTATCCTATTTTGTTTAACGGCGCATATTTGCTATATCTATTGCTTGGCTAGTTCCGCGCATGATTGGAACAAGGTTTGATTTGTGCATTGTTCCAATTCCGATGATGAGGTCTCCTGTATATCTAGGTCGCTCGACTTTAGTGCCAGCCCCAGGTATTGAGTCCGTCGCCTGTTCGATGCGGCTTGGATACTGCGTTGAGTCGCGGATAGTCTGCTTTGGCGCTTCATATGGCACAAATTCCTTTTTTTGTTTTGGCGTTTTGCCTGTTATATAGTTAACATAATCTTGTAAAGTTTCGAACTGATAGCGATGCATATGTTTGCTACGCATCTCTTTATTATACTTTCGCCAAGCTAATTCAACTTTAGCCATGTCTAACTTTTTAGGCTTGCTCTTAGAATTTCCGTGTACTTGTACACCGTGAATCATATGCATGCTCATAATATAAACTCCTAATCAATATAATTATTTTATACTATTTAGATAGCAATGTCAACTGTTAATTTCAAATTAAATCAAATTAATTACAAAGTCCAGCCGGTGCCATTATAACTAGTTTCTTCAATATAACGAATCATCTCAGTGTAACCACCAATGTACTTATCA